TGTTCTCTTGATGTTTTTTCATTACACTATCTAATGTAGGTAATGGTTCACCAAACTTTCTTTCCCAAACTTTTCCTTCTTTTAATATAGTTTTTAATTTAATCATTTTTTTCTTTACCTTAAAATATTTTTAATACTTGGTATTTTTACATACCTCATAGTTTCTTTTGCCATTAATCTAATATCAGAACCTTTGATATCATTTTTTTTAATTGGTGATTGATATCCCTTTTCAATAAACATTTCATAACCCATAGCTATCTCCTTTGCTATTTGTTTTTTACCTTTTTCTGAATACTGACGAGTTCCACCACCTAATGCGTTACCTCTATCTGCAATAGTATCTTTTGTCATTTGGTAAATGTATTTAGCTATTTTGTTTCTCATTGAAAGTGGGAAATGTCCTTTTTGTTTCGTTGGAAACTTTTTATCAAGATGTAAAATTAATCTTAAAGATGCTTTTTCTTGATTATTTTCTTTTAATAGTGATTTTAATTTAATCATTTTTTTCTTCTTCCGTATTTAACAAATCTATCTTTTAAATCATAGAACAAATTCATCAATACTTCTCTTTTAGATTTACTTGCGTCTCTAATATTACCTTTATGAATACTCCTTGATAAATCTATTCTGTCATATTTACCTTGTTTCATATCTGATGTAAAAATACTTATTGCTTTATTCTGTGCTTGTCCAATAATTTTTGAAGCTTTATTTACACTATTTACTGAGTGTTTCATTGCTTCTGGATTAGAATATGTTGAACTTCCCAAACTTGATGGTGGGAATGCTTCACTTAAATGTTGATTTGTAATATTACTAATATCTTTTTGAAATTCTAATATGTGTTTTTTATATGATTTATCAATTTCATTTGAAGATTTTTTTAAACCTTGTTTGTTCAACAATTTTATTAGTATATTAGCGTCTTTACTAATAAAAGAAATATTTTTATTAATACCACGAGATGCTGTTTCAAACGCTCGTTTTTCTCTTGGACTCATTTCTTCTGTTAAATCCCTCTGAGTATTACGAACTTTGTTAAACTTTTCGTATATTGCTCTTAATTGTGTGTCTTTTGTTCTTGCCATTGTTTTATCTTAAGTTTAGGTATTTTTTCAATATATTAACACTAACTGATATTCTTTGTAATACATCATCAAAACTTTTTCCGTCTTTAATTTTTACTGTCTTTTCTAAATCATTTATAGTTAATTTCATATTCTTGACTATTATTGGAAGTTTTTTATCATTCCACACATCAAACCCAGTTTTTTTATTAAGGTATTCTCTATTATAATCAGAAACTTTTTCATTAATTTCTACTGATTCATTTTCCATATCTTTGAGAGCTTGTTTCATTGCTTTCAATTCCATTTCTTTTTCATCTCTATCCATTTTCTTATTTAGGTCGGATGCGAACATATCAGCTTTCTTATTAGTTGCTTTTGAACCTTTTGGTAATGAACCCTTGTGAGTCATTTTTTTACCATCGACTTCAATTTTAGTTCCGTCTTTTATGTTATGATTTTTTTTATATTTATCATATTGTGCTTTAGAACCAAATTTTAGTTCTAATACTGGTAAAGGTTCTCCAAACTTTCTTTCCCAAGCTTTTGTTTCTTTTAATAGTTGTTTAAGTTTCATACTATCTCCTAAATAAAGTGTATAGATTTTAATTTTAAAATATTTCTTGTTGAGTTAACGACCGTTGCGGCATATTTATCTTCCCAATCACGATTACGCAGTGTAGAACTTCTATTAGTTTCTCTTAGATAAGTTGAATAGTCATCAAATAAATCTGATGAGCGTCTTGAAATTTGACTTGCTGCATCAAACTTTTTATTTCCAATATAATCTCTACCATATTCTTTTTGGTATCTTGCCATAGCTTTTTTCATTGCTGGACTTTTACCTTCAAGAACTTCTTTCATCATCTTGTCAAGATGTTTAGTTGCTTTGTTAACTTCTTTTTTAATTCTTTTTGGGTCATTCTTCATTTTTGCAACAGCTTGAGAATATCTTTCTCTTTGTGCTTTTGAGAATTCTTCAGGTGTAGTAAATTTAGATGCTCCATATCTTGCAGCTGTTCTTAATTTACCTATCTCATCTGCTCCCATATAATCTTGTGATTTTGATGTATCTATATGATACCACATTAATCCAGGAATTTCGTTAATTGTTTTTAAACTTCTGTATCCAAATGTGTCTAATCCAACCATTGATTTATTGTAACTATCAACTTCACCGGAAGTTCCAACTTTTGGCTCTCTGTAACTACCCATATATAATGGTTTTCCATCTTTAAGAGCTGCTACAAGTCTTCCTTTTGTGATACCCACATAAATTCTACTACTACTATAATAACTTTGTCTTGTTTTACTTGGTAGATGTTCTACATTTTTACCAGCGACTGCAAAAGTAATTCCTTTTTTCTTTGGTGTTCTTAATCTTTCGATTTGATGGTCTTCAATTTTATCCCATTTAACACCATACTTACTTGCTGTTGCTGAAAAGAAATCACGATTTAATCTTCCACTTGCTAGTTTTTTCAAAGTATCGCTTTGGAAAACTTCTGTTAGTAAAGAATTTTTTACATCTTTTATTTCTTCACGAATTATTTGTCTTAGTTGTGATTTACTTATTTTCATCATCTTATCCTTTTGATTTCATCATTTGTTTGTGTGTTGCCCAATTTTGTAATACTGCTTGGAAGAATGCTCTTCTGTTAGTTTGGAACATATAATAAACTTTACCAAGTCCATATTCTTCTATTAATCTTTTTAGTGCTTTTTTCTCATCACTTTTCTTAATAGTTTTCATCATATCGGAATACATTTCGTTTGGTGATTCCATTTCTAACATTATCATATCTTTGTAAACTGACATTTATTTTTCCGTAATGATATCGTGTATTAATTTTTCTGTTTTACACCAAATTCCACAATCTGGTCTTTGTTCGTAACCACTTGATAAATCAACTGATTCGTTTACTGGTTTTAAAAATGCTCCGTGAGTTGAAGGATTTGATACAAAGTCAAATGCAATTAACTCAAAATCTGGTTGAACTTCTTGACTTCCGTTTCCAACTGATTCAACTGAACCTAACCCTCTTGAACTAATTCCTAATTTAATTCCTGATTTGAATAGTTCTTTTAAAATATTTCCACTTGGTGTTCCCAATACTTCAACAGTACCTACTAAATCATCACCATTGAAATGCATTTCAGTTACATTATGTGATGTGTTTTGTAAATTTACTACTGAACTATCTGGGTGGTCTAATTCACCAAGTGCTCTTTTTTGGTTGATGAAGTTATCTGTATATTTTTTTGCTTCTCTCATCAATAAATCTTTTGGATATACTCTACCATTTTGATTTTGTGATTCTGCTCTTTGTAAAACACCTTTTACGATTAATCTTCCATCGTTTGTTGAAATGGATTCATTAATTTGTTGAGCTGTTATCTCAAATGGTAAATAATCTACTATTAATTGTTTCATTGTAATCTTCCTACTTTATTTGCTAACTTTACTAATCTTTCTGAAATCTTTGTTAGGGCTTTATTTGTTGTTTTCCAATAATCTTTTGAATCTACTTTTAATTCAGTTTTTAATTTAACACTCATATCAATTGTTTTTGACAATCCGTTTAGTGAATCTCTTACTTCTCTCATTGAACGACCAATTTTTTGTTTTGGTGTTATTGACTCATCATTTCTCCAATCGTGATAACGACCTTCGTTTACTGACCCATAGCTTTTCTTATATGCTAATGTTCTCAAAAGATTCATCAAGTGTGTTTCAGCATTAAGAATAGCTTTGTAATCTTTATTATACTTTTTATCTTTAAGTTCTTTATCACCCATCTTCGTAAGTTTTAGATAACCCATTCTGACCTCGTGAGATTTTTTATAAATTTTTCCTAATTCTTTCAGTTCTTTATTGGTAATTTCTTTTAATACACCTTCATTTACTTTTGTAAATCCAGTTGAGTTAGTTGAAATCTCATCTTCTTTCTTTTTATCTTGACCTCTTTTTTTCTTTGATTGAAAAGCGTAAGGTGTTTTTGGTGGCCCCTCACCTCCGTCTAAATTACCAGTCATTGAAGCTTCATCAATATTTTCTGATTTTCTCCAACCACCACCAGCTCCTTTATACATTTTTGCTGCCCAAGCATTAGCATAAGCACTTGGATAGACATCAAATTTCTTTTTAGCTTGTGATTTATAATAAGACCATTTTGAAGGATTGGTCGGTGTATTTTTCTCTACGAATAAATTAAGTCTTTCTTCAAGTTCATCTTCCTTTTGAGTATTGATATTGTCATATTCTACCAATTCTTGTGTGATGGCTTTTCTTAATTTTTCTTTAAGTTGTTTTAATTTTTGTGACATCTTTCAATTCCTTTATAAGTTCATAATATCTCATTAGAGTAATTACTTGATTGTCTCTAACAATTGATTTGGTTGTAAAGTTTTTAGCTTGATTAATAGCTTCACTTAGTTTTATTTTTACCACTTTATCGTTTACTTTTTTGAGTAATGGTTTTAACTCGCTTACAACCTTTATTATTTCTTCATTTATGAACTTCCCAAAAGAATTTGAATTAGATACATTATTGATGTATTCTTTAAGAAGTGATTTTTGTGATTCTGATAAATTGGAATATTTTTCGTTGAATTTATCAACTAAGATTTCATATGATAATAATTGAGTATCTCTTTCTTCTTTTCTCAATGTTTCTGAAATTCTACTTGGTTTTTCTTTTATTGGTTTTGAAGTAATACTTTCTAAGATAGTATATCTTGTATCAACAACTTGTTTTGGATTGAAATCTATCTTTGTTGTTTCTACTAAGAAAAACTTGTAGATTGAAGCTAATGTTTTATAATTTGATACTCTTGTGTTAAAGAAGTCTTTGGCTGAAAAAGTATCAGAAATTTCTTTAATTAAATTATATTTTTCTTTTTTTAGTTCTTGATTACTAATTCTTTGTCTTGATTTAACTACGACTTCTAATAATTTTTCCGCTCTAACTTCATCTTTATAAGAATTAGTCATAAGTATATCGTAAAGTTCTTTTTCTTTACCTAACGCAGTGTTTTCATTGAAGTATTTCTTCAATAAATTAACCGACTTTGATTCTCTTCCATCTAAAATATCTGCGGTTACTTGTCTTGTTAAGATTTCAAATAGTAAACCTGTATTTTTTATTTTAGAATGTTTTATTTTTTGGGACATATAAATTCCTTACTCCGTTTGCAAACACCAATTTAATTATTGATATATTCTATCAATTATAAATATAGAGTTTGTAAATTATTTATCAAATTAACTATCACTTAAAGACGAAGAAACCTCGTTTTTATACTCTATTTCTACATCTTCAGCTTCATTTAGTATTTTTTTGTCAGTTTTTGACTTTAGTTTATCTAAACCTAATGATTCTCTATAAGCTTTACCGTATTTTGGACTGGAACTCATAGCTTTTTTCCTATCGTGTTTACCTAATGGGTCACGGCCTCTTGCACTTCCGTCTTTCCCATAATGGTTCATCTCTTTAGGTCTACCTGCTCCTTCCCAACCACCTTCAGGAGAACCACCCTCTTCACCGAGTTCTTCAGTTCCAGTTCTACTTGCAAGTTCTTCTTCACCTTGTTCTTGTGCGTCTATTGCGGCTTGTTTAGGGTCATTACCCTCTGTCTTGATTGACTCTAATCTAAATTCTGTTTTCTTGTCTTCCACAAGTTGTTCTTCAAATTTCTTTATCTCATCATCTGAAAATCCAAAGATTTGTTTGTAAGCCCAATCTTTAGATGTTACTGAATTTTCTGCTGTTAAATCATTGAACGCTTGAATTCGTTGTCCTAACAACTCTAATTTTTCTTGTTCATAGATTTTAGATGGATTTGTTAATTCTATTTCAAAATCAACTAAATCAGCATCAGTATATCCTTGTGAGTATAAATGAACGATACCAATCTTAGTTAATTCACTAACTAATATTCTTTGTATTCTCTCAATGGTTCTTGCGAAACGAACATCTTCTGCAGCTAAAGTAGCTTTAGATTCGGTTGCTTTCTCAGCATATCCATAGAAAGGCTGTGGTATCTTCAATGAAGCTAATAATTTGTTTCTTAAATATTCAATATCATCTGTTGATGAATATTCCAATCCACCAAGATTTTCTATCTTCGTTCCACTATCTCCACCACGAACTGGTAAGAAGAAGTCTTCTGTGATATTTTGAATATTATATTTTAAATTGTATTCCCCAGTATCATCCATAACAGGAGCTTTTTTCATTTGTCCAACTACTTTTTGCATATAGTTGTCAACTTCTGCTGGTGGAATATTTCCAATATCAATATTGAATATTCTTTTTTCTGGAGCTCTCATAATTCTATGGATTAACATAGCGTCTTCCATAAGTGATAATTGTTTCCATACTTTACGACCACCCTCTAACATAGAACGACCATAAGGTAAAAAGTTTGAATCAGAAATCATTCTAAAGTGAGCTATTTCATAATTTTCAAATTCGGTTTTTGCACCTTGATTTGTTTGTCTTACATCTCCACTTTCTAATACAAACTTTGTATAATAAGGATTCTCTGGGTCTTCACCCTCTACTCTATTTATATCATAACTTGATAAAGGTTCAACATTGGTAATACCAAACTTTTCACTAATATCTAATTTCAAAAAGAAATCACCATATTTACATAAATTTCTTGTCCACGGGTATAAATTAAACTCAATGTTTAAAATATCATAATATAGATTGTGTAAAATATCGTGTATTTGATGATTGTCAGACTTAATAGTAATAATATCACCATATTCTGATTTCAATGTAGTTTCGTCTGCATAAATATCTAATGCGGATGCGATTAATGGGTCAGAGTCCATTGCTTCATAATCTCTAAATAATCCTAATCTCATTGTCTTCTGATACAATGATTGATTATATCCACTCATTCCGTGTGGACTTTTATATAAACGAGAAAATCTGTCTACTAAATCTCTTCCTGTTACAGCTTGGACTTGTTGTGTGTCTGCTATTTTTAATTGTCTTCCACCAACATTTCTTACAATCACATTAGTTGAAAACAATCGTCTTAATCTACTGAATAAATCTCTATCGGCCATTATCTTTTTCCTCTTACTTAATTAACCAAGTTAAATCTTCTTTTTCTCCTTTTACATCCATTTCCCAAGAATCATTTTTATCTGGGTTTGGTTTGTAAACAGCTGGATTTTGTGATATACCACTTATTGCTCTTTTTGAAAGTTCTATACCTTCAGTTCTCAATCTTAGTGCTGTATCTCTAACCCATAGTGATATTGCGAAAGACATTACCAAGTCATCATTATATCCTGATAATGCTTCTGCTCTATTACCATTATAAATAAATACAAACAACTCATCAATTAATCTTTGTGAGTGAACTTTTACAGTTTTCTCTCTGAACATTTCCTCTAATTTTGCAATGATTAAAGGTCTTGACTTTGCTGTAGTGCTAAATCCAGGAACCATATTTCGTTCTTGAGCTCTATATTTATTTGTCATTTGATGTTGAACATCAACATATTGCAAATCTTTACTTGTATAAAACAAGTTTTCATATTCTCTATCGATAACTTGTTGGATTGCTGCCCAACCAATGTTATTATTTTCAACTACCAATAAAGCATTATTATATTCGGTAGCTACATTTACTAACATATTACCAAAATCTTGTGTAGAGATTTTTCCTCTATATTCTGCGACTTGTTCTAATGTTTCAACATCTATTATATGAAACGCTGAATAGTCTGTTCCGTCACCTCTACTAACATCAGCACTAACCACATAATTCTTTGTATAATTTGGTGGTTGCCATATCCAATAGTTAGAGTCCACTCCTCTTTTTTCCATTGGTTCTCTGACATCGTTTTCTCTAATCTCTTCAAGTATTAAACCATCGATTACTGAACGACCAGAAGTTATAAAGTCACAATCACATTCTTGAGCTGCTAATGAAGGCCCTAATAATTTATCTTGGTCATCTCTCCAATCTTGTTCTCTATCTGGGTGTACCGTCCAATGTAATTTAATAAAATTAAAATCATTTACACCATTTTCAGCATCCATCCAAGTTTTATGGAAAAAATTACCCACACCATTTGGTGTAGATATTACTAATGCTTTACCACCAGTCGCTAGTGTTTGTTGTGCGGCTCCCCATATTGTATCAATTTTATCAATAAAGGCTGCCTCATCAATAATCAGTAATGACAATGCTTCCGAACGACCTGATTCCTCAGAACTCGCTACAGCTTTAATTTGAGAACCATTCTTATATCTTAACGATAATTTATTATCCTCAACACAAGGTTGTTTTAACCAACCTGGTAAGTTAGCATGCATCACTCTAACTTTTGTTACTA